GGGTGTGCTGATACAGCAGCTGAGATATTATAAGCCCTCCCAGCGCGAAAAGATATTCCAGCTAAATCATAGATTGTCGTCCAAATCTCGACCTCCTCCAGCGTAATGAGCACAACGTTCAACAAGGTTGTTTGCAGTGTATATTTCAGCTAAAGTTAGACTCTTATAAGCCGCTATACACGTTTCTTCAACAACATCGTACACATGTTTCGGGATAGTCTTCAAAAGATTACTACCCATAGTTCTTCTCTTTACACGACGATTTAAGTGATCCGGAATTTTCATGAACGTGTTATCGAAATATTCTATCATGTTCGATTGCTCAACATAACTCATCCCAAAAGCCATCACCAATTCATTGCTGAAATGATGATCATCCAATTCGACAAAACATGATGACTGTAGGTCGTACAAGTCGACCAACTTATATTCACCAGCCCTGTCTACAATCGCTTTTGTTCTGACTAACTCACCCGGATACTTAGTCTCAAAAGGCCTAAGTAAAAATTTCGAGTAAGCCTCCATAAGCCTCGAACCTTTATATATATTCCGATACATAATTCCTAGTCCAGCAAGATATTCGCCAACGCAAAATTGCAGTGAATTTTGAACTTTTAGGTAAGAATTGTTTGCAAACACCTTTCTGAGGTTGTGAATATAAATGAACCTCTTTCCATCGTATTTCACAAACTTACCCGAACAATAGTTCACATCCCAGTAATTGTTTCTTAATATCAATTTTGAATCCAAACCTAATTCAGCAAACGAGTCATAATAATTATCATGGCTGTGTGTCCACCGAATATAGTTATCATCTCCATCAACGGCAAAATTACCAGGTTCTAAACCATTTTTAATCTCAAAATACCTACAACCACACCACGAGACTAAGGAATTTCCCAATCCTGTATCCATATCACCAGAACCGCGACATAACCAGAAATAAAATTTCATTCCATGTGCCGTCCACCCAACCTTGTGCATCTTTACGCCAAAGATCTTTTCAAAAATCAAATAAGCATGCTTTTCAAGCAACCTATAGAATAATCCCAATTCGACATCTTCCAACAATTGACGTTTTTGAGTGCTTTCAAATTTAGAAAAATCACCCTCAATAATTCTATGCATATCACTATAAATTTCTTCAAATTGTCGTCCACGCTCAACAAAGTTCTTACCTTTAGAAAATTGCCTTACTTTTGGTAATGCATTTTCAACCCAAGTCGTAAACTTACTAAACAACAAATTGAATCTCGGATCTCTACCCATGATCATTCTAGGAGTTTTATCTTCATCATAAAGTTCTCGTTTTATGAAAGCAGATATCCTGGAGTTCTTCAATGGGTTGAATCCATTCTGAGAAATTTTATGTATAGCTTCAACATAGCGAGCTTTCGCAGTGCCAGATCTAGTGGCCACGATCTCGTCAAGAGAAGGAAAATTGCCCAAGTGAGGTCTCAACAAATCAGCCAATTCATCTACAATTTGTTCCATGATCTTTCTATCATAAGTGAGAGTATTAGTATCTTCTTTCAAATACCTATTTCGCAAGCCAACATATGAATTATGATAACAATTATTCATACAAAATCTTTCCTGTGGTTCATTTTGATGTAATTTATAAAGAACAGGAAATTTCATAGTCTCGCAAAACTGTTCATCGTTGAATTTACTAAAACCAAAGTTCCGTAAAAGTACAGGGTACTTCCACTTCCCAAATGGTTTTATTTGCTCCCACTTATGACATGTGGATTCTAGAGAATTTGCCAAGATGTCATGTATCCTATAGGCTGCTTTAAAGCCGCCACCCCTTACTGAAAATATCGGATCTTCTTGCTAATGCCCAATTTCTTGCGCAACCATAATCCGGTGAATCTTTTTCTTCTCACCTCTTCCTCATCAGCATCTGGCAGACTTAAAAAATCATCAGTTCTCTGATCAACAACTTTTTGAATTGTCAATCTAAAACTGTCAATCTTGCGTGATGAGTCTAATTGAATCTTGTTCTCTAAAACCCACTTCCTAGCAGTCTTAGTCATATGATCTAACTTAGACCTCCTATCAGGATATTCAGATAACAACATCAATCTCAAGTGACAATAAAGATCCTCCATGATCCAATCATCAGGTATTAACACGTGGCCTTTCTGTTTTTCCTTCCGTAGATTCTTTCCCATACGCCGATTAAAATTTTCGTCAGCATTATACTCTCTGTCTACTTCACCAAAAATACATCTATTCCACCAACGTGCCCTAATCCTAATGATTCTGTCGTCAGATCCAACACTTACAGTTCCCAATCCGCCCAAAGGTGGTACAGATGGTGCTCCAGAAGCTCCACTACTAGGACTTGACGGTCCTGGTAGTGTTGTCAGTACACTCACTGGGGGTGCTGACGGTACTTTTGAAACTCCATATGGACCTGCACCTGAAACTGGTGGTCTAGCCCCCACAGGTACATTCTTTGGTGTGCCACCACCTACTGTTCCACTACTGACATGAATGCCAGAGCTTCCTTTCGGTTGGTTAGTTCCACTACGTCTGGACGTTGTTGGAACAGCACTAGTATCAGTCTGTGTACTTCCAGAAGTTACAGTACTGATACTACCAGAACTCTCAATGCTTCCTAGAGTCAACGTCGAACCACAATAAGACAAAGCTGATGATGTCTTCATTACTGGTTTCGTCTCTTTGGACGAAATTATCGCTGACGACGTTGACTTCAACAAGTCACTGAGATTTAATTCAAGCAAGTTCAAAGGACGACCTTGTTTGATTTCCGGTGCGGATTCCTGAGTAGAATTTAAAACAATGACCTCAGGAGTCGATTGTTCGAGCTGGTTTTCCGTACTCGCTACTACAGCCCCAGCTGGCTGAGAGGAGTCTTTATTGGTGGTCGTTGTAGTTTTTCCTTTAGTTTCTCTGACCGGAGAAACATCAATTTCAACAACCTCATCTGAACTACTAACAGATGAGCGTTGCTTCTCTTTCCCAACACGTGATTTCGCCAATTCCAAAAATTCATCAAACTCTTGTTCAATTTCTTCAGAATCCACAAGCTCTGGTTGTACCTCATCTTCAAGTAATGAATACCTGCTTTCCAAAGGTAAAACGTCCTGCATTGCTTCACTTTCTAAAGCCACTGTACACGTATCTAAAACATCTTGTAAGGCAATCAACATGTTTCCACAATGAACGTGGATTGGACATGCTTTCTTTCCAAACTTATCAACACCAAATGGCATTGAGAAACCCAGTTTGCGCTTACAAGCATCACAAGAGTATCCAAAAATTGGCACGGCTTTTGACAATTGTGTAAGATTACACATGCACCAATAATTGAATTCTGCTGTGACCATCCAACTTTGCGAAACAGCCAGTACATTCAAATACATCATTAAAGTCCAATTGTTTTCGTTCTCAGCTTCTTTAAAACGTAGCTCGTGTTCCCGTCTAACATCAAACCATTTCTTTGTGGTGAAAGTTTTCTTCTCAGGTTTACATTCTTTTTCAATGACATCATTTACTAAACCCGAAATTACTTTATCACCACTACCATAATTCTTATTAGACTTCCACGATTTTTTCCCATTTCTTACCTTTCCACCACGTAACCCTCGTGATTTATTCGGTCGTCCTTGTCCGTTTTGTCCGTGTGTGTTTCCATTACGATTGCGACTCTGTCTACCAGATGAATTAGTTCCAGAGGTATCTTTTGGATTAAATCCCATACCCGTGTTAGTCTCATCATTTGGTAGATTTTGTCCTAGTCCGTTAGCCAAATTTCCCTCAGTCAGCGTTGAGGGTGACTCGTTTATATTACCGTTATCCATAATGTCCAGAAGAAAGAGCAGTTTAGGTATTTCACCATGCTATAGTCCACTACAGCAGATAGGATCAAGGCACTATCTAGCCTGGTAAAGACTGTATACCACAGATCAGGATTTAGGCACTGATGAGCCTAGTGGAGTAACTGACCACTACAGTAGCATTTGACCTTGCCCAGGTTCAGATGTGGACGCCTTCGCAATAGAACAAAAGACCTAGCTCAGGTTGTCAAAATCTTAGAGCGACCTTTCAATCATATTACCTACAAGTAGGTCTCTAAGAATAGCCATTGCCCTGCCAGCATTTTAAAACCTAATAAATTAGGAATCCAATGCTCCAGTATTTAATCAGGC